CCTCTATGAAAATCATGAAACAGTGGATTCCCGCGCTCGTTTCGACCCGTGGGGACGGGGCATGGGGAGGACCCGACACGGGGGGGGGGGTGTGTGCGTTGATGTGCATGTCACTTCACCCGGTTGAATTTTTCGGTGTAATACTTCACTTCACGATTGAACAGGCTCGGGAACTTGTCGACCATGAAGCGCTGCACCTTGGTGTTGATGCGCTTGGTGTTGAACATCTGCGCCACATCAATGGTCTGGATGGCTTTGATGGGCAGGCGCTTGGGGCCGACGCGGATCATCACGGTCTTGCCATTGTTGATCATGAAGGCACCAGGGATCAGGTGGCGCGGGCCGTTGCGCTTGATCTTGATGGTGACGCCCTTTTTGGTTTGGCGTGCGCCGAACGCGGCCACGTTGAGCGAACGGCCACGCTTGGCTGGTGACTCCAATGACGCTTGCATGCGCAGCTCACCCTTGAAGGCATTGGCCTTGTTGATGCGCAGTGATTGGTTGATCTTGCTGGCCGTGATCATGAACTCTTGGCGAATCTCGCGGCTCATGGATGTCTTGGCCTGGGCGATGGTGGTGTTCAGGGCGCGTGATGTGGCTTGGCGTGCGATGTCATCGCGCAAGGTGTCGAGCGACCGCATCACATCGGGGAAGTTATGGCGAATGTCGATCTTCATGCGGTCACCCCTGTGCGTCCATGGCCTTGATGGCTTGCAGCACCGCTGCCCGTGAGGGTGCGCCCTGGTGTCGGGCAATGGCTGCGAACATGGCCATTTGAGCGCCTTTGAGTGGCCGCGCTGATCGGATCAAGCGGGCGCAGCAGTGGGTGCAGGTCATGCTGTACCGACCACTGAGCGGCTGTTGTTTTGAGTATTCGCAAGAGGTGCATGGTGTCTTTGTGTTGTCAGTCGTCATGGCCAAAGCCTTTTGGCTTGGATGAATAAGTGGCGGTGCGGGCGTTTGGGGCTTGGCCTGCCCAGCTGTCAAAGCGTGTCTGGTCCCCGATGTATGCGAGGTTGACCACACCGCAGCGGCCTTGGCGGTTCTTGGCGATGGTGACCTTGGCGTAATTGCGGAAGTCTTCGGGCAGGTCGGGTTTTTGCTGGATGGGGCGGTGCACGAACATGACCACATCGGCGTCTTGCTCGATGGCGCCTGAGTCGCGCAGGTCGGACAGCACAGGCGCGTGCTCAGCCCGATCTTCGACCTTGCGGTTGACCTGAGCCAAGCACAGCACGGCGATGCCCAGCTCTTTGGCCAAGTTTTTCAAGCCGCGGCTGATCTCTTCAAGCTGGTAGGCGCGTTGTTGCTTGCCATCCAATCCGGACATCAGGCCGATGTAATCGATGATCAACACGTTCAGGCCGTGCAGGCGCTTGAGGTTGCGGGCCTTGCTGCGCACCTGGTTGATGTTCAGGCCGCCTTGGTCGCTGGCGTACCAGTTCAGGTTTTTGGCTTTCTCCACGCCATCGACCACGCTGTCCCACTGCAGGCCTTTGCTGGGCCGCTTGACGGTAGACAGGCTGATTTTGCCAAGGATGGCGGTTTGGCGGTCGCGCAGTTCGCTGTGTGGCATTTCCATGCTCAGCATGCCCACGGTGTAGTCGGCAGCCATGTGCAGGCCGATGCTCATGGCCAAGGCTGTTTTGCCCATGGATGGCCGCGCACCCACCACCACCAGCTCACCAGGACGCATGCCACCTTCGAGGATTTCGTCCAGGTCATACAGGCCAGTCGGCCAAGCGGTGATCTTGCCTTCGGCACGTGCTTCGATGGTGTCGATGTGGGCAATGGCACCTTCGTGGGCGCTCACCCAATCGTCACGCGGCGCATCGTCGATCAGCTTGGACAGCTGGCCCTGCGCAGCTTCCACACGGTCTTCGATGGATCTGGCGTGGTCTTGGGCCAGTTCGGTGATTTCGGCGCTCACCGACAGCAGGCCGCGTGACTTGGCACGCTCGATCACGGTGTCGGCATAGCGGCGAATGTTGGCCGCGCTGGGCACAAACTGCGCCAAGGCGTTCAGGTCATCCAGCCCAATGCGGCCACCCATGGCCTGAAAAACAGTGATCACATCGGCCTGCTTGCCCGACAGCACCTGGGCGCAGACTTCGGCGTAAACCTCGCGGTTGACGGCGTTGAAAAAGTGTTCGGGCTTCAGGCGATCGCTCACACGGTCCAGCGCGTTGTTGTCGAGCAGCAAAGCGCCGAGGATGCCGGATTCGGCCTCATGGCTGGCCAGTTTGTTCAGGGTTTCGGCGCTCATGCTGCCACCCCTGCGTTGGCTTCGGCTGCGCGTTTGGCTTGCACGCCGGTGGTGGTCAGGGCGCAGGCGTCACCGGCAAAGTGCCAGAGCTTGAACCAATTGCCCCGCACGGCTTTGCGAAACACCGTCCGCCAGCAGCGGTAGCGCTTGGCGTTGGGCAGGCTGTAGCGCTCTCGAAACTCACGCCAAGCCAGCCGAAGGTGTTCACGCGGTATGCCCACGCTGTCGGCGTACTCAAAAACCGGATCGTCAGCCGGGATCGGGTCTTCGCCTTTGGCTTTGATCGTGGTCAACCAGGTCGGCAAGCCAATCGCTGCGTTTTCGGTTTTTGCCCCCGTTGGGGGTATGGGGGTCTTTATCCTTTCCTTTCCCTTCCCTTCCCTTCCGTCAGTGAGTGCTCCATGAGTGCTCACTGAGTCCTCACTGAATTGAGGCTTTGGAATGGCTGTTGAACTGGGGCGATTGATCACCTGATGTTTGCTGAAGCCCTTGATATGTAAGAACTTTTCGCCGTTCACTGAGTACTCACTGAGCACTCCGTGAGTCAGTAATTCATCAATCAATGGCTGGGTTTCAATGTTGTCAGCGGGGAACACTTGCATCTTGATGCGTTTGGCCGAATAGCCCATGTTTCCGTTGTCATCGGCAAAGTTCCACATGCCAATGAACATCAACCGAGCACTCAGTGAGCACTCAGTGAGTCGCTCATCGGTCCAGAATTCGGGTTTGATTGTTCGGATGCGGGCCATCACGCATCCTTGCGGTCAAAGGCAGCAAATTTGGCGGCAAGTTGCGCAGCCTGGATCAGCAAGACATGCTCGTCATTGCCGCAAAAAACAAGGCTTTTTGCCAACACGGATTCTTCAACCTTCAGGCAGAAGTCCAGGGCGTCAAGAAGGTCAGCCACCTCACCATGCTGAGCTGCGGCCAGCCGAAGACGTTCAATCGTTTCAATTTGGTCTTTAGTCATTGGGTATCTCTGCGCACCACTGCCAAATAAGGGGCCCCGTGCCGCTGGGCAGGTCAGTTTTCGATCTGGTGATCAAGCCGGATCTAGGCACGGGGCAAAACATGTTTGAAGCCTTTGGGTATCTGATTGCTCAGATCAGGGCCGACTGCTTTTGGGCAGGGAATACGGGGTGCACCATGCGGCGCGTGATCGTGCAAGGGCGTGGGTCCACCTTGCGGTGCAGCTGGCCACCGGCGATCAGGTTGCTGACGCGGGCCGAGACGCGGGCCACATCGATGCGGGTGTTGTAGGTGGCCTCATAGGCCCGTTGAATCTCGACCAGGCTCATGTCGCCCACCATCGGGTGGCAGCCACTGGCCACCACATCGAGGATCTCTTGCTGTTGCTTGGCCAGCTTTTTGGGGTTGATGGCGCGGTAGCTGTCGGATTGGGTATCGAGCGAACTCACGCGCTCAGGGGCAGTCATCACGGCTTCGGTCATTTGGGGAACCTCACGATGTTGTTGATGCGTTTGTTGGTCACGTAGCGGGCGGCCAAGGCTTGGCTGACGGCGTGGGTGGCGGCTTGCTCGGTGGTCATGCCATGGGCTTGGGCGTAGCGCTCCAGGCGGTCCAGCTCTTGCGGTGACAGCGTGGCTGTGACCGTGGTGGTGGGTTCGGGTTTGGCGCTCATTTGCGTGACTTGGAAGTGACGGAAACGGGCTCAATGTGTGGCTCGCATTTGCGGGTCTGTGTGCGCAGAATCACTGACAGACGAACGCAAAAACTCGATCATCAAATCACGCACCAGCACAGCAGGCTGCGTGCCGTTGAGCTCAGCAATGGCCTCGATGGCGCGGCGCTCGGCGTCTGTCAGGGACAGGTTGATGCGGTTGTTTCGGATGTGACGCGGATCGGCATACATGGTGTAAGACCCTCAAAAATGAAACGAGAACAAAACGATG